TTTTAAAGTTAATTGACGAAGTAATTAATGACACAAATGTTTTGGTAGTTAATAATTTAAAGATGGTAAAAGACATTCTTTCAAAAGAACCAATTGATAAAGCTAGATTAGATGTGGCTCTAAGCAACTATAAACGTTATTTTAATAGAGACAACGGTGGCACACCTGAAGTTATTCGTGGTATGACAATGCAAAATAAACTAGACGAGTTATCAAAATGATTAGTTTAACCGATCTATTGTTAGAAGCTAAACTTCCTCAAAGCGAGCAAGATATGGATCTTTATGCTCGTAAATACAAGAAAACAATAGATTATTTACGTACCAAGAATAAAGTATTGTTGCTTACAACCAGTAATAGATGGAGTCAACACAAAGACGATGTTCCCAAGAGTACTCAGTTAGCAATTAAGATACAAGAACTATTAGGTAAAGAGAAAGTAACATTAATTGAAGTACCCAGTTTAAATATAGTTCCATGTGAAGGCAATGTAAGTAGTAATTTGAAATACGATGGTAATCACTGTGGCGCAGTAAAAGCACTATTAAAAGATAAAGATAAAAATCCAAGCGGTAACCATCGTTGTTGGGCAAGTATCAATGAAAAAGGAGACGAACTTTGGAAGATTACCAAAGAATTATTTCAGAGTGATTGTGTTGTATTTTTTGCAAGTGTTAGATGGGGCCAAGCCAATGGTTATTATCAGAAACTAATTGAAAGATTAACTTGGATTGAGAACAGACATTCTACACTCGGAGAAAAGAATGTTGTAAAAGACATTGAAGCTGGATTTATTGCGGTTGGCCAAAACTGGCACGGTAAACAAGTTGTAGAAACACAAAGAGCTGTGTTGGGAGATTATTATAAATTTAAAACATCAGATCAATTGTTCTGGAATTGGCAATTTACACAAGATGACACTGACGAAACAAATCGTTCCTACAACAAAGCTATTACAACATTTGATAAAACATTTTTAAAACCATATGATAAGACTAAATAACATTTTAAGTGAAGTAATACAAGAAGGTGGTGCTGGAGGTCATATGGCACATCCATTTGATTTTGTAAATACAGGCGCAAAATTGGTAGATGTATTTGCGAAAGCAGTAAAGTCTTTGAAGCAAGGTGCCGGTAGTGTTAAAATTGACGGCGTAAATGCTAGTATTCGTATGGTAAACGGTCAGTTTGTAATGGATCGTGGATCAGCAAAGCCATTGGATATCAAAGGAATGAGACCTGAAGATTTGGAGACAAGATTTGGGGCTGGTCACGGATTTGTTAATATAGGTACTAAAGTTATCAATATTTTTGATGCTGCAATTCCATCTACAAGATCCGAATTGAAAACGCTTGGGTTACTAGATAATCCTAATATACTATTCAACATTGAATATGTAGAGGGACAAACAAATGTGTTGGGATATGGTGAAATTGGAAACTTTTTAGCTATCCACGGATTAAAAGAAATTAAACCAAAAACATTTGGTAAAGATGGAAGTGTTAAATCAAGAGAAGCTGTTGAAATACCATATGATAAAACCGCAATGCAGTCTTATATAAACAAATTAAATAAGGTTGCTATGAAGAGTGGTTTTAAGGTGTTGGGTAGCATTGACACTACTTTCAAATCAGAACCAAAACTAGCTAGTATTTTGACGCAACAAGTTACATTGTATCCCACTGGCGAAGCTGTAACTAAGTCTTTGAAAGATTGGTTAAAAGGATTAAAGTTTAAAACTCCTCTTATTACCCGTGAACAATTTTTAAAAGCGGTTGATAGTAAGAATATCAGTCAAGATTTTCCAGGTCAAGATGTAAATAAAATAGTTAATGATACTATTGTTTATTTAACCACAATTAAATTGGGAGATGAAATATTAAAAAATGCTACCAGTGAAATTGGAGACTTAGAAAAACACGAAGGTATAGTTGTAAGAGACTCAAGTATTTATAGTAATCCATTTAAAATTACAGGAAGTTTTATTATAAAAGGTCTCGGCAGTAAGTTTAAGAAATAAATTAAATACATATTTGTTATGAAGAAAGCATCAGGTAAAAGCAATTTATCAATTGTAAAAGATTACTTATCGGGCGAACGTCCATTCGTACAAGTTGGCTATGATGCCAATTTGGAGAATAATAAACGCAAAGAAGGTGACGAATGGGAGGACAATCAAGGTAGAAAATGGGTTTGGAAAAATGGAAGCAAACGAAGAATTTCAAAACGTGCTACTATTATCAACGAACAACGTTGTAAATGTTGTAATATGGATGTTCGATGGGGTAATTATTTAGATGATAGAGTTTGGCCAAAGACGGGATATTGTTATGACTGTTTTATTGATTTCCAAACAAATCTTAAATTGATCGGAATGTTTGAAGTGTATAATGAACTTCAAGATTTGAAAAATGAACGTAGTATTTTAGAGGACTATAAGAAGAAGTTCGAAGAAAGCAAAAAGTTCTGTGAAGAAAATCAGGGAAAACCTGTTGAGTTCTTAGAAGAAGACGGATCATTTGAAAGATGGGAAGGCATTCAAGATTATAATAAAATACTAGAGGATCTAAATAGAGATTTAGAACTACTCTATAAACGTTTAGAAGAACTTAATGCTAAGATAAAAGATTACGAAGAAAAGTATGAGTCAGCCAAATCTAAGAGAAATAATAAAACAAGAGTATAAGAAGTGTATTGAGGATCCTATATACTTCATGAAGAAGTATGTTAAGATCCAACATCCTATACGTGGTACTGTTGGATTTGAACTATATCCATTCCAAGAAGACGCTTTACAAGACTTCGTTGATAATCAGTTAAACGTTGTTCTTAAAAGTCGTCAGATGGGTATTAGTACTCTTACAGCTGCATATAGTTTATGGTTAATGACGTTCCATAACGACAAGAACATTCTTTGTATTAGTATTACTCAAGAAACAGCAAAGGAAATTGTTACCAAAGTTAGATTTGCTAATGATAACTTGCCATCTTGGTTAAAAGTACCATGCGTAGAAGATAATAGATTATCATTACGTTTAAAGAATGGTTCTCAAATCAAAGCAGTATCTTCTGCCGGTACAGCTGGTCGTTCTTCTGCACTATCATTACTAATCATCGACGAAGCTGCATTTATCGATGGCATCGAAGAAATCTGGTTGTCAGCACAATATACATTGTCCACTGGTGGTAGAGCTATTATATTAAGTACTCCAAATGGCGTTGGCAATTTCTTCCATAAAACGTGGGTAGAAGCTGAAGAAGGTAAGAACAATTTTAAAACTATAAGGTTACCATGGCATCTGCATCCAGAAAGAGATCAAGCTTGGAGAGATAAACAAACAGAATTATCTGGTGTAAAAGGTGCGGCACAAGAATGTGATTGTCTATGGGGAGAGTCTACGATTAGAGTCAGAGATAAAACATCAGGAAAAGAATTTGATATTTCTTTAGAAAAATTGTATTCCGGAGAATTGTAATCATATGTATTATACAAGAATGTGATTGCAACCCATATGTGTGTACCTAAAAATTATGTAGCGGTCGGTTGGGATAAAATCAAGAAACAATTAAGTTGTGAAACTGATTTATATTCGCGTGAAGAAACCAAATCCGAATTGTTAAATGAAAATTATTATAAATTTTTATTTGGTCGTGCTAAGAATAGAACTCTGATAAAACAAAACCCAAAACTATATAAATCAATTCTTTTTCATACGAGTATTCTAGAAAATGCATTTAAACAACAACAAAGTTACAAGGGACGGTATAATTTTTCTTATCGGATTCGTTTTATTGTTGAACATAATTATGATTTGACAAAATTAAAATGTCAATGTGGGAAAAAAATAACATGGACAAAATATTGTCGTAGATGTCCGGAATATCATAAAACTCAAATTGGTAAACTACATACTCCAGAAACAAAACAAAAAATGAGAGTATCCACATTAAAGTATTTATCGGAAATAAAAGGTCAAATTATACCTCGTTATAACAAAAAATCAATACAACTAATTGAGGAATTTGGTAATACACACGGATATACATTTAGACACGCTGAAAATGGTGGCGAAGTTTTTCTTAAAGAACTTGGTTATTTTCTAGATGCATATGATGAGAAAAATAATGTTGTGTTAGAAATATACGAAAAACGACACTATAAAAATGGTAAATTGAAACAAAGAGATTTCCAAAGAGAAACTGAAATTAAAAATTTGTTAGGGTGTAAACTATTTACAATAGACATATGATCGATTCAAATGTTAAACTAAATACTAAGTTTCAAATTGTGACTCCAACAGGTTACCAAGATTTTTTTGGAATCAGAAAAATAAAAAAGGATTGTTACTATAAAATATTATTGAGTAATGGCAAAATAATAAAATGTTCGGACAATCATCCTTTTATATATAAAAATTCAGTACTGCGATCTCACGATATCAAAATCGGATCAAAAATATCAGGAGCAAATGGTGTAGATGTAGTTGTCATAACGATAGAAAAATTCGAAAATCCCATCGATTTATATGATATAGTAAACGTCTCCGGCGGTAATGTTTTTAATGTAGACGGAATTATTTCACATAATTGTGATTTTAGTACATCAGGTAATCAAGTTGTTAGTGTTGATGTTCTTGAGTTTTACAAACAAACGTATCTAAAAGATCCCGTAGAAAAGCGTGGTAATAATCAAGATTTATGGATATGGGATTATCCTAATTATAGTAAAAATTATCTATTAACAGCAGACTGTGCAAGAGGAGATGGTGGAGATTTTAGTGCATTTCATGTTATCGATATTGAGACGATGGAACAAGTTGCTGAATATAGAGGTCAACTAACAACCAAAGATTATGGTAATTTATTGGTGACTGTTGCAACCGAATATAACAATGCTTTGTTAGTGGTAGAAAATAATAACGTAGGTTGGGGAACACTTCAACAGATAATAGATAGAGATTATCAAAATACATTTTATAGTGCAACAGATCTTACCATTGTAGATGTAGAGAAGTCGTATAGTAATAAGTTAAATACACAAGATAAAAAATTAGTAGCTGGATTTACTACAACCAGTAAAAATAGACCGTTAATAGTAAGTAATTTAGAGTTATTTTTTAGACAAAAACAAGTGATTATGAAGTCTAAAAGGTTGTTTGAGGAATTAAATGTGTTTATATGGAACGGACCTAAAGCAGAAGCGATGAGAGGTTATAACGACGATTTAGTGATGTCTATGGGCATTGGTTTGTGGGTTCGTGAAACTGCGTTAAGACTTAGAAATGATCAAATTGCTTATAATAAAGCAATGATTTCCAAGATATCAAAAGTTTCTAGTCCGGTTGTTATGCATAAAGATGTAAGTCCTATAGCGGATCATCATAAAACGATGGAATTCACTGTAAACGATAAAAAAGAAAGTTTAACTTGGTTGTTGTAAATACTTATATATTAGAATAATATATGGCAGATCAATCATTTCAGGAATTAAGAAACCGTTCACTATTTGCACGTTTGAAACGTTTGTTTTCAAATGATGTAATTGTTCGCAATATTGGCGGTAAAAAATTAAAGGTAATTGATACTGACGAAATTCAGTATGCTACGGATCGTAATAGTTTAAGAG